CCTGTTCAATGCCGGTCTTCCAGAACACAACGATGGTGGATTTTTCGCCCTTGCGAACCTGTCCACCGTTGGAGCGAATCTGCTGGAATGTGCCATAAACCCGGCTCTTGTAGGGATCGGAGGAAAGCACCAGGCGGTTGATGCCCCGGTAGTAATGGCCATTCATGCTGACCGGCGAAGGAACCTGCCAGAGCTTCATCCAGCTTCCGGCTGTTTCGAGATTGGCAATGATCTTTTCAGTAATTGCTGCGTAGATCTGTGAGTTATTCATGATATCCGCCCCTGCCCTGAGGTCTTATTTAGGTTTCTGGCCCACCTGGTTAAATTGAAATTTATGCCCAAGTGCATACCGAGAAAAATAAATAAAGTCAAGGGTGTAGGTCAGATTGACTACCAATCTGAATACACTTGAAGAGCGACAGTTCCCAAAGGAGGTCGCCCTTTACTTGTTTTATAGCTGAAAGCGGATTTTTCGCAGGTAACTTTGCGGAAATTTCGAGTTTAATAAAGTGCGCTGGCCAACGCCCTTCTTTTTTGCCTTTCTTCTTTGGCGTGATTTAAAAGAAAAAAGTTGCCCGGGAGTTTTAATCATTCATTTATGAATTCTCCACAATTTTGATCTCTTCTTCTGTCAATCCATACAACTCGTAAACCATTCGATTTATTTCATTATCTGTGGAATCAACTTTTGCCTTTAATTCAAGAGCTTTTTTACTTTCCTGCACGAAGTAATCTTCCCATTCTGCCTCTTGGGATAAAGATAGTTTGGTTTTCTTCTTACCAAGCTCTTTGATTAAATCTGCATATGATAAGAGATACCATTCTTGAAGTTTTTTAGACAAATCTTCCAGTTCAAATTTACGTTGCATTGTTCTTTGGAATCTTTGTGTTAATTCCTGTAATTCTTTGGTGATTACTGAAAGAACTTTGACTTTTTCACCTAACTCATTTTTTTCAGTGAGAGTACAGTCTGGGATTGGAAATGAAGAAAGGTTATCTAAAGTAATTTTTGCAAATACTTTTCCTTTAATATCATGGAGTAACCGATATATTTGAGTTGCTGGTTTAGAATTTAAGACTGCCAATAAAAATTCAAGGCTAAAGTCTTTTTGTTGTTCATATATACCATTAACAAGTGTGTCAAAATAAAAATTATTTTCATCTAAACTACATATCAAAGAATCCCCAGTCTTTCTTACAACAATCTTCCTATTTTCAAATAATTCAGATGACCTCAATGCAAAATCAATTCGATTTTGCTTGTTCATTCCATCTTTAGATTTAATATCATCCAAACTAATCTTATTTCCAATTGATGCATCATAATTTATGTAATCCCCAGACCACAAAATATTATACCGTGAAATATCCCTACCCCAAATAATGGGCTTATGTTTGTCATTCATTCTGGTGGACGTAATCAAAATATGTTTAATATTTCCTGGATTAAGGCCGTTTTTTAAAGAATAATAAATATTAAGGGGTTTAAGAATATTTAACTTATTTAGAATCGACTGAGAATCAGTTGATATTACGGATATTTCGCAATTAGGTAGACTTAAAAAAAAGTCCTGGGGCACCTTATTTTCTATAACTTCAGTCTGTGTAATAAAACATTTAGTCTTTTCTGTTGAAGCTAATCTTACAATATTTTTCTGATTAATATTCTTTTTAATTGCAAATTGCAATAATAAGCTACTCCCAACTTCAGCATCTTCAAACACTTTCTCCGTTATTGTAAATATTTCATTTATTTCTGTATGGGTTATAAGATATCTTCTTATTAGCTCATAGTAAGAGTTGAACAACAAAGATTTGGGAATAATAAAATGAACTAATCCTTTTTCAAATATTTGCATCATTCTTTCGATAAATAGGACATATAAGTTTATTTTATATTTTGTTAAAGGAAAATGTTCGTTGAAATAAATTTGTGTGTCCTTCTCTATTAATATTCCATAAGGTGGATTCCCAATCACCACATCAAATCCACCCTTTTCAAATATCTTTGGAAAAGCTTCTTGCCAGTTGAATGCTTTTTCCCCTGCTATTTCAAGATCATCAATTAAAGAGTTACCGCATTTGATGTTATTGTTTAAATCATTCAATTTCCGGTTTAGTTGGGCAGTCCGCAACCATAAAGAGAGTTTAGCAATTTCAACACTTTCTTCGTTTAAATCGACACCAAACAAATTATTCTCCAGGATGCTTTTTTCAATATCACTTAACACCATCGCATCCCCAAAGAGTTTGGCTTGCAACTCATCAATATAGCGATGTTCAACAATCAGAAAATTTAACGCCTGGTTAAGAAAAGCCCCGGAACCACAAGCCGGATCACATATTGTAAGTTGTAACAACCAGTTTCTATATTCAGTAAGTTTCTCCGCTAAGGCTTGAGTAGTTTTCTTTTGCCGTTTTTTATCCGAAGAATAGACTTCTTCGATTATTTGAAGTTCAGCCTTTTTATCATTACATAGTCTGCCGATCGTACTATCTACAATGTACTTTGTAATGTACTTTGGAGTATAGAAAACGCCATCCTTCTTCCTTTTTGATTTGGTTTTGTCTATTTCATTCCCTTCTAATTGCGCTTTTATTTCATCTAATTCATTGAGAGAGTTCTCAAAAATATGACCAAGAATATTCACATCCACCTCACTGGCAAAGTCATAATCAGAAAGCTTCAAGGTATGTCTAAAAAGAAGTTCATCTTCAATTTTTACAGAATTTAAAGTCTCATCTGGTTTGAATAAACCGCCATTATAGGCAAATACATCATACCGTTTCCCTTTGAAGCCCGTATTAAGGTAATCAAAATACTTCTTAAACCGATCATAAAGAGGTGTTTCAACTTCCCTGTCTTGCAAATCTCTCCAATCATCAAGAATAAGCCGTACTGAATTTGGTGGCAATAAAAGCCTGTCTTCTGCAAAAAACAAGAACAAGAACCGGTCTAATAATTTCTGTGATTTTTTAAACAGAGTCAAAGGATCGAACTGAGGATTTAACGCAACAAGGTTCTGATGCAGTTCTCTTTTAAATAAGGAATAATCATTATACAGTTGTTTTGTAATCTGATCCTCCTGACTAAGAGATTCCTCCTTAATTTTTTTAGGAATATCTTTTTCAATGTTCTCAAACCCTAAACACAAAAAGAGCAATTCAAATTCTGTCTCGGAAATTGTAAACAAGTTGAATTCAATGAATTCAATAGCATTATCAATATAAAACCTTAACTTTTCAAAATTGGAGATGATGACATACAAACATTCCGGTTGATTGTTTTTGTAACCGAAAGCTTGATTTTCAATTTTGCCTAAATCAGTTGTTTCGGTTCCTTTAAGTTCAATAACAGCTTTGACAATATCCTTGAGGATAATAGCACCATCAGCCTTTTTACTATCCTTTACGTTTTTATATTCTGTAGTAAGGTTGAATCCTGGTGTTGGGTTTTTTGTATAACCCAGAACATTAACGAACAGGTCGATCAGGAATTCACCCTGATATTGTTCTTCTTTACTGTTACGAATATTTTCCTGAATTTCCGGATTTTGGAAATGATCTTTAAATCTTTGATACGCTATTTGTATAGCCTTCTTGTCTAATGATTTGAGATATTTATTAGTTACTGAATTCTGAAAAAATGCCATTTTTTATCAGTTAGTCTTATTTCATTAAGCCGAACGAATCAATGATATTTACTTTGTATCAAAGGCATGCCAAAGTTCCTTTTGCTTATCATAATTCAAGGCCTGATTTTTATAGGTAAAAAAGGAGTTTGGACCAAGACTGCCTCCGTTCATCTCATTAATATATTCGAAAATTGAAAGCTTAGTCTCTTTTGTATATTCGCAGAATTCAGAATACGATTTATAATCAACTAAAGTCATTCTTTCAATGTCTTGAGAATAATTCAACGGTAATCCATCCATTACAAATGGAAAAAGTTCAGCACCTTCACCTATATAAAAAGCAACGAGTAACCCTTTCGCTATTTCAATGTCACACGATAAAATATATTGAATTTTATAAAGCTGCAAGAAGTCACCGGTAACTTTCTCTTTCTTCTCATCAAGATCCATGGTGCCGTTTTTCACTAATATTAGATCCGTTTTTTCCACTATAGTCCTATATTCTAGGACCTGATAAGTCTGTTTTTCAGGGTTCTGCTTTTGCCCTAAGTATCTTTCAATTTCAAGTTCCATAATTATTAATATTTAGTTTTGTGATGTAAATATAGAAGAATATAATATTCTAACAGTTAAATGTTGATAATCTCTTAAAAACCCATGCCCTTGGGATTTTTTGTGGCATCTGGCTCGCCATGATTATCTAGATTGTTCCTTCGTCAGCAAAAGAATAAAACCTGTCATCACCGACAATAATGTGATCCAGAACTGCCACATCAAGCAGTGAGCCGCAATCCTTTATCTTCTTGGTTATTTTATTGTCGGCTTCACTGGGTGTGATAGTCCCACTCGGATGGTTGTGCCCAAGGATGATCGAGGTTGCATGCTGTTCCAGGCAAATCTGAAAGATTTTCTTTGGATCAACGACAGTCCCGGAAACCCCGCCTTCGGATATCTTCACTTTCCTGACAACCCTGTTTGCCCTGTTCAACAGCAGGAGCCAGAATTCTTCATAAGGAAGGTCGCCCATCAGGGAATGAAAGATTTCAAAGGCATCCTGGCTCTTTGAAATTTTGTTTTTGAAGATTACTTCTGACTCATTCCGGCGACGGGCCAGAGCAAACATGGCAGCAATCTTCACGGCACGTTTTTCACCGATGCCTTTTATTTTCTGAAGGTCTGAAACGCTGAACTTCCAGAATTCGCACAGGTTATTTCCGCATATTGACAATGTTTTCATGGCAATATCAAGGGAATTTTCCCCGGAAACACCTGAGCCAATGATGATACTTAGAAGTTCCGCATCAGACAAGCTGCCATTGCCTTTGAGCAGGAGTTTCTGGCTAGGCAGGTCATCTTCTGCCCAAAAGCGCATCGGGATTCTGTTTTCGTAGTTTTTGCCGTCTTCCTGGGCAAGTTCCGGATTCATGATCGATTTTTTCATAGTTGATTAGTTTTAAGCAGCCTTGGGCCGCAGTGAGTAAATGAAATTTGCCGGTAGGGATCATGCGGAGTAGAAAATTTTAAGCAAACATTCAGGTCAGATTGTTTCAAGAATCTGAATGAACCTGAAAGGCGACAGTTCCGAAAGGAGGTCGTGTTTAGCGAAACAATATTTTCACGAGCATAACTTTGTGAATTTCGATTTACTATAGTGGTAGGCTTTTTGCAACTTTTTTCTAAAAAGTCGCCCCAAATGCGAAGCATCAGCGAGCATAAAAAAAAGCAGTCAGTCCCGATTCATCGGAGCTGACTGCTTCGTAAAGCCATTTAATTTTTTATTGAGAATTGCCCCTGGAACTCTTTCAGTTCCCAATCGAACTTTTCAGGATCGGAGGCAATGATTTCTTCTGTGTAACCAGGGTAGTAAATCTGATCCATCATTTCGGAGAAGATTTCGACGATTGACTGTTCTTTTGTTGTTTCGGCTAAAGCTTTCATAAGGCGTTTGTTTTAAGGTTAGAAAAGAAATTTTTTACGCCAACGGCAATAACCTGGAATAATAAATAATGTCAAGGGTTAGGGTCATTCCCGGGAATCCGGGATGAAAGAACTCGAAGAGCGACAATTCCCAAAGGAGGTCGCCCTTTACAGTTTTAAGCTGTACCTCACTGTCAGGTACTTTTAAAGCGAATTATTCGTAAGGTAACTTTGAAGGAAATTTCGAGCTAAACCGTGCGCTGGCCAAGGGGTTTCTTTTTTGGTACTTTTTGATTTGACCAGGATCCCCAAAGAAAAAAGTACACCGCTAAAAAGCAGGTCATTACCTGCCGGTGGTTTCTTTTGCTGCTTTACTTTGACACCACTACCTCAAAGAAAAGCAGTCGATTTTTGTTTTGCGTGTAAAATTTTGTTAGTTATTCATATTTAACGGTTTACCCGTTTGAATACCCTCAAAATTTTGCTTATACCTCACGGAGTGCACGCCCCGCCCTATCGAAAAAAGCAATTGCACCACCCGTTTTTCGGTACGGATATATGAAATGATGCTACATATATAGAAAACAGGATATAAATCAGGAAAGAAGGCAGGGTGCTCCCCTATCGACCAGGAAGGATGATCATATCATTGGTAGGCATTTGATCCCCTACCATAGAGTCAAGCACCCAATAATAAAGATTGTCCACTGCATCGCTAAGATCAGTGGCTTTCCATCTGGGAGAATCTTTTTTACGTTCAGAAGATTTATCTTTCTTGAACTCCTGAGGCAGGATGGGTGCATTGTCCATGGATACAAATGTTTCCATTGCATTGTTCATGTTTATACGAAAGGCAGGCAGGTTTGGATAATCACCTGATAGGAACTTATGCCAGAACTGGTACTTGTCCATATGGGAAGCCTCATATAGCTCTGCCCTAAGGTACACTTCCCAGCCTGACTTTGACAGTTGATCTTTGACATCATCAAAGTAGGAACTGCGTGAAGCTGCATCATTGCGCCGGGTGCCATCTGATCCCCCATACAGGTACAAAGCCTTGGATGGTTTGTCCTTATAGTACTCAATAAACTTGTTGACAAGGACTGTCAGCGTTTCATTTTCAACAAAGAAGTTTTTAATGACAGGGAATTCATTGGAATGTTTATGCCATTGGCTTACAATAATGCAATTCTGGGTAGTCCCAAAATCAAAAGAAACGTATAAGGGTTCATAGGGCAGGCAATCTGCATCACCCCTGCAATCAAAGGAGCTTTTTCCTTTGATGTCATAGTCAATGGAATCGAAGAAATCATAATTAAAGGAATCGTTATAGGTATGCTTTTGTGCTGACAATAAGGGATAGAACCCGGATTCATTCTGTTTCCTTCGTTTATTGAGCACTTCAAGGTCATAGACTACTTTTGGAAGCGCCCTTTTAAGATCACGGAAATACATTTCTCCCAGGATGTGGATGTTTTCAAAAGCAGAAGCCTCTAAATAGAAATACCGGTGAGGAAATTTCTTAGCCAGCGCTTCATATTCAAAAACCCACTCTCCTTCAGGGGTCAAAGGCATGCTACCCAGGAACAATGTGCCATGATGAAAGTTAAGATGTCCGAATCGTTCACGGTTTCCACGGTTTGCCGGAAGTACATCGGCATCGATGGCCGATTTCTTGAGTTTTGTGCATTCATCAAAGATCATCCCATCGTATGAGCCTGAACGTGCCATTTCCGGACGGTCAAAAGAGTTGAATTCCACAACGAACCCGTTGACAAAGTGCATGCAGTTGGTATAATCCAATGGAGGCTGAAAAGGTTCATCCCATAAAAATTTCTTCGGGGCTTTATGGCCGATAAAATAATGCTGGCCACGAAATAAACCACGGCGTTCAAGGTGGTCAATGATCGGCGGCAGGGATTTGGTACGGATATGGAAATAGGTAAGGCCATTGAGGGAAATCTTTCCCCGGGGCATGGCAACGAAATATTTGATGATCTCTTCAGCGATGATCGTGGTCTTTCCTACTCCCCTGCCACCGATAAAGGTTTTATGCGGCTTGGTTGACAGCAGTATCTTTAACTGCGGGTCATTATAATATGGCGCTGGCTTAATCATCGACATCGATCATTTCTGCAGCAGGATTCTCAGAAAGTAACATATTGAGATAATCCTTTACGTGCAATTCATCGGCCATTGCTTCGATCCTCCGGTGCAATTCCAGGAGTTTTTCCTGAGCTTTTTGATCAATCATCTGAAAAGAAGGAGAATTGATAAAGTTGTAATTGATTGTCAGAAGCTGGATGGGAGGTTGGAATTTTGATGGATCCGGAAGCGAAAGGTCTTCCTTGTCCAGGTTGTAGGCTTTAGTGATTCGTTCCAGGGCTTTTTCCATCCCACGGAGGTCCTTTTTGAGCTTTGCCATTTTCAACAACTCAATGGCCCACTGGGTGACATGATATCGCATGGCTTCTTTGGTATAGGTGCGAACATCACCAAATAGCCTTCTGCAATTCCGGATATCTTTATAGGCTTGGCCTTCAGAAATACCAAACTGCTTGACCATAAAAACACTAACATCCCGGTCTGTATTCAGCTCATCATTCAATTGCATGAAACAGGTGCTCCAACGGATGCGGATCGCTTCATCCTCAGGTGCCAATACCATTTCATCTGAAAAGTAAAATTGACTTATGCGGTCAAAGGTCGTATCAGATATGATTGCATTCATACATCATCCATTTTAGCATTCTCGATTATCTTCATGGCAAAAGCCTGAGCTGGCGATGATCCATTCTGAGCCAGGTCAAAGATGCCTTTGCGAACTTCGGCTTCACGTTTGAGCCTGCCACGCTGGAAAGCCTTGAAGACTGGGTTATCCTGATCCTTTAAGAGAACTTTTAATTCCGAAGGATCAACTTCCAGGATAACCGCAATTTCTTCTTTTGTGAACATCAGCGAAGCATAGGTTTCCACTTCGGTGATGAATGATTCATTCTGATCGATCAAATGCGCTTGTATTTGAGAGTTCTTTTAAAATCCAATCCCGGTGAAACGCTGCCACTGTTTTATCGCAGCATAATACACCGGCTTCAATACGGGGGTTACGTGTATAGTTTGCCGATCCTACCACACTGATCCCCCAGTGATCGTTTTCGATTACTGTTACCTTGGCATGACACTTGGCAGCTTTGATATCGGTGGTGATCTTTTGCAGGAACTGAAGCTCGGCAGGCTTCCGGATTCCGTTTCGGTAATCGAATATACCTTTGAGTTCAAGGATCAAGCCATGTTCAATGAACCCGTACAACTGTCGGATTGCATATTCGGATATCGCCCATGTAGTAAAATAGACCCTGGCCGGGCCTGTTTGTTCAAGCAAAAAGAAAAGAAGGTCATAGGTTGACCAGTCACCCAGGGAGGCATAATGAACGCTTCGGCCATAGACAACCTTTCCAAAGACCTGGTGAAGCTTCTCATTGGCTTTGCCGATGATCAGAAGATTTTCACCAGCAACTGGTACAGATCCGGATTTCGGTCTGTCAGGTTTTTTCTTTACCAGATCCTCAGACGAGAATAAACTCATTGACCAAGTTTCTTATTGATGTCATCCATTTCCAACTGATATTTATCCAACAGTTCCTGGTACCTGGTACGTTTTTTCAGGGATTTTGATTTCTCAAGTTTGATTTTGTACCGGGTGATATAGGTACGAACGGTCATTTGACGTTTGATGAGTTCAGCGGTATTCAGGTCAGAGAGGTTTTTTGGCTCATCTTTGACCGGCTGCGCCGGGATCACTCCATGTTTGTCAAAGTGATCGATCCGGATGGTGATCTCTTTCAACCTGTCATCGAGTTCTAATATCTGAAATGCTATATTCATACGTTCTGGTTTTTCTTTATATGGAAGAATTGCATGGAGGTTATCCAGCATTTTGTAACACATTTTCTGTTCTGATCTGAGTTTATCAATAGTGACAACCTCTGTTGGCTCTGGTAACTCTGCTTTTGGAATTTCCTGCTTTACCTGCGGTTTCACCAAAGCAGGAGTATTTTCAGAAACTGCTATCTGTTTGGCAATCTTGCCAAGTTCGTACGAAAGAGTCAGCCGGTTTTTCACGGTTGCTCCCCCACGACGCAGTATCCTGGCTAAATTTGGATTCCGGCCATACCGGTCATAGATTAGAACGCCGGAGAAATAGTCCTGGTCAGAATTTACCCAATTATGAATTTCATGATCCATGATGCGAAAATATTGATGCAATTGCAGGAATTAAAGGACAAAAAAGCCTGCCGGATCACTCCGACAGGCTTCAACTAACCTACTTATGAAAACAGCTACAAAAGCTTCGTTAATTAACCACCAACCGGAGGATTGGGATCCATCAGCAGATCGCCTTCATAAAAGGCCATCGGTGAACCCTGTTTGCACAGGAAGCCGAACTTGTGGCCTTTATCTTTGTCGATCTCTTCGCCCCAGGTCGTTTCAATAGTTTCGATATGTACCAGGTTGCAGGGTTCACCGATCAGGTACCGTTTGTTTGAGGCACAGTTCTGAATGATGACAATCCCTTTGAAGTCGATCCCGAAATTCTGAATCCATTTCTGAACAGCCTTTTCAATACCGGGATAGAAGCCTTCCAAACCGATCTCGTACCCGCCGCAGTCCTGATTGGAACCTTTGAGTTTCTTCTGTGATGGTTTGATCGTTCCCTGAGTCATATAGAAACTGTGCATGAATTTCCCGGTCAAAAGCTGGATATCATCTGCGATGGTTACTCCATCGGTATCCCGAGCCGGGAAAGTGGCCCAGTCAATATCCGCTTCCTGGATCAGGATGATCTCGGATTTTATCCCACCGCCGCCTCCGGCATTTCTTACGGTGGGTTTTGCAAGGTCAAAAAGTGCTATGGTCATGATTTTTTGATTTTAAGGATTAAGCGGGAACATTTGCAAAAACGGCTTCTTCGATGCCAAAGCCGACAGATTCGTACCAGTCGGCAAAGACCTTGATCTGCCGGTCAATGCTTTCAACCGTGATGTTGGAAGCTCCATTATTGCGGTTGATCAGGCGGATGAAGTTTTCCCTGGGAGTCGAGAAGATAATGTTTTCGGCAGTCATCGAGGGCAGGGGAACCAAGGTCAAGTTCGTTCCTTCGATCACGTCTTTCATCCCGGTATAGTTGGTATCCATGCCATGAAGGTCCCTGCGTTTGCGGTGATACGCAGCATACCATTTGCGGGAAAGGAAAATATTCATAGAAAGGTCGATGTACAATGCATCTACATTCTTGCCGAAATGCTCAACCTGGTCAAAGATGTTTTCTTCAGTCAACGGTTCCAGCGGAATGAAATTGACGTTGGAATTTCCGGCAGTGTGTTTTGCTTTTAAGATGGTGCAAAACCCATCCATGGAAAGGCCGACGGCCTGTGCGGTTCCGTCCACCGGCGCAGCATAGGTACCGGTGCCGATGAGTTTAAGTTCACGGTTATCCAATACCTTTGGAAGGATAAGCTGCTCAATGATGTACCGGGTGATTGGCCATACCTTGCGGTCAGAGGCTTCGTCCCCTAAGAAGCCAAGCCAGGTCTCCATGATCTCATCCGGATAGAATGACAGGTCAATCTTGTGCCGGCGCTGTGGAATCTCGATCGGGGTGAACTTTGCTTTGCCCTTGGGTGTCCATGTTTTCTGAAAGCCCTGGACAAGATCATCGATCACGGCCTTGGAAGCCCGGTAAACAAGATCCTGAGAAGCCACCGTGGTCATATACTTTTCACTCACGGTTGGTTGGGTTAAAAGCCGCAGGATATCCTTCTGATTGGTACCGATATAGGTACCAAACGCAGTTTTAAGGTCTTGTAACGAAATTGTTTCTGCCATTTTATCTTGGAATTAATTGGTTTTTATTTGTGATTAAGCACAGTATTCATCGGCGATCTTGTCATGTGCAAAGACTGGGTTTTCGCTGCCACCGGCGATCTTATCCGCCGCCTTTGCTGCAACGGTTTCTTTTCCCGCATCCTCTGAACGTAAAGCTGCCAGGTCGGACAATGCCGTTTCCTTGGCTGCCGTCTCAGCAGAAAGCAGGTTTTCCAGTTCCTCATTGCGTGCGGTGACGGTGGCCAGCTGATCATTGATCTGCTGTACACGTTCATCGGTCAACTCCTGTGCATCCAGACTGGCCGGGTCCATTTTGAAAAAGCTTTGAATCGCTTTCCACGTCATTTTTATCTTCATCGGTTCGGAATTTTTTGTTTCGTGATTGATTGATTGGATGTTTTCTTCGTTTGCCAGGGAATTGGCAAGTGAGATCGCATGATCGAGCGATCCGATTTCATCGATAAGCCCCAGGGCAATCGCCTCGGGGGCGAAATAAATTTTGCCGGTCAATGTTGAATCTTCAACTGCAGGCCGGTTGGTTTTAATGGAGGATAAGAATTTGCTGTTGATCACATCCAGGACATTCTTCTGGTATGCTTCATAGTTTCCATCCAGCACCTGGTTAAAGTCTTTGTTCTTATCCACCGACAGGCTGGCATAGACTTCGTGGAATTTTATCCCTTCAGCTTCAAGGGCTGGTTTGAGGTCTTCAACCATGAGCATTGTTCCGATGGAACCGATGCGATCAAGGTCAGAACTTGCGATGATCTTTGATGCCCCGGATATTATCCAGTAAGCTGCACTTGCAGCCATTCCTTCGATGTAAGCAACAACCGGTGTTGTCGAATTCTTTATAGCTTCAGCTAAAAGATCGGTGCCTGTAACCTGGCCACCGGGACTGTCAACAATCAGGAGAATGCTTTTAATGTTTGGATTCTGATCTGCCGATTTTACATCGGTCAGGATCGACTGCGTACCCCTGGGTCCGCAAGGCTGATCGTATTTGAGGATTTCGCTCCGGATGGGAATGACGGCAACTGATCCTTCAGGGATGTTGGTATCTGTAAATCCGAATCTTTGTTTTTGATCCCATGTGCCGCTGATCACATACGAGCGGTTTCTTTCACGGGCGATGGCAGAATCACCTTCGCTGAAACTCTCGCCTTTGATGAGCGAAAGCAGAATCGATGCATAAGCGGCTGATCTTTCATTATTGATCAACCATGCGCCGGATAAGATTTCTGCTAAGATGGGATTCATTGTACCCTTTTTTCGAGAGTACAATATTATTATGGTATGACCGGCAAATAAAGGACTAAAAGAATCAGGGATCAATCCTGGTTCTCATCTTCAATGGTGATACCAGTTGGTGGTTGCAGGAACCCGGCAGGCCTGGAGAACTCGCCTGAGAAAAGCAGTTCGTAACCGTTAAATGTTTCCATTGCTGCGGGTTTGAGCAGCTTGCTGGTCAGTTTCATCGGGATTTCCATTGTTCCCAAAATCCGGACCGTGCCGTTTTTGTCGCCGATTTTAAGGATCAGCCGGCGAGAGGTCATGCGGAAGAGTTCGGCTTCAACCCCAATCCGGTCTTTGGGAACGAGCACCTTTAGTTTATAAAGGTACTTCATTCCGCCCGGGGTATCCTGCTGCTCTGATTCAAGCTGGATCGTCTCTGGTGTACCATATAACGAATTCCAGGACTTGCCTGGCTTTGGCACAACCAGGCAATAGAATGATGAATCACTGTCGGAAAAGATTGCAACGTCTTCCCGATAAATCCAGCTCACCGGATTTAGTCCCCCGATGTTGATCCCGGTATGTCGTGAAATGTTTCCCATTTCAATTTAAGGATATAAAAATGCCAGAATTCAGTTGAAAAAATCCAGGGACAGTTTGTGGGAAACTTTTTTCTTCTTTTTTTCTTTTCCGCTTACGATAGTAATCTTTCTTGAGTAGTTCATAATTTATGTTTGACCAGGTAAATTCATGATCCACGCAAAATTGGTAAATGGCTTTTTTAAAGGACCTGTACTCTTTTACCCGGTATGTCATGTAATGAAAAAACATTTGCTTGAAGTGCCATTCTACAAAGCGCTCAAATAGCTGCTGGTTTTCCGGCGACACCCATAAATTCCCACGAATATCTTTCTTATTATCGCCGGGAAGGAAAAAAGTGATGTAATCCGGACCTTCAGGCATGAATGGAGGGATGCCGGCAGGCCGCTTCTCCAGGAACGGATGCAGTAATATCCCTATAATGTTTCGCTTGGATGCCATGTTGGTGCGAAGCTCGCACAGCAGGTACTCCTGAAGGTAAGGCTTGAGCTTTACCGTTACGCTTGGTCTTTCGTTGTCTTTCATCGAGCAAATGTAATTTTCTTCCATAGGGAAATAAAGGTCAACTCATTG